AATGGAGCCCCCCCCCTCCAAAAACGGACCCCCCCCCCTCCAAAAATGGACCCCAATACTTCTCTTACTTCTCCTTCTTCTCTTTCCCTCTCAAATCCAAGTCGACCCAAACAGCGCGCGAGCGCGGAGAGCCAATTTTCAAACGAAGCTTTCAGAGCAAAGCTGAACAGCCTTTAAGGAGCAGAGAATGACACTTGATCTTGATTCGATTCTGAAGAGCTTAACCGAAGCAGCTAAAGACCGAGAGGACACTCGACCCGATTGTCCAGCGGTTGACGGAGAGATCCCTCATGACGTGATCGTCAGTCGGATCCGTAAAGGCAGAGATCGAGCTGAAGTCGATCTCCTCCCTAACTGCAAAGGACCATGTATTCGCGCCGCGAATGGTCTCCACTTTGAAGTGTCTGAAGGGGAGAACGGGAACCAAGGATGCGCGAAGCTCTGCCCTTGTGGTCGAGCTAACAAGAAGCTCGTCTCCATCAAGGCGATGAAGCTCCCAGTCGAAGCGGTCGACAAGAATCACATGAACTACAACTGGGAGATCGAGGGTCGAGAGCTCCAAGAGAAGACACTCTACTTTCTTGAGTGTCTCAAGCGAGGAGAACAGAAAGTCCTTATCTTGGTCGGCGATCCAGGAACCGGCAAGACTCACTTGCTCCATACCATCGCTTACATGTCCGCGCTCATCGCCAAGGAGTCGCGGCGCGTAAACTACATCAGCCAGCCTCACTATCTGGCGCAAGTCAAAGCGGGATTCGATGACCCTCACAAGCGAGTAGAAAGAGTGATCGGCTCCAGAGCTCTACTTCTCGACGAGATCGGCTATGGGCGTCAGACCGACTGGGAGCGCGCGGAGATTAACCAGCTTCTCCATCATGCCTGGCAGTCGGGGCAATCTCTGGTCCTCGCGACCGATATCGGCTGGGAGCGTCTTGGTCGCTTCCTTGATCAGCGCATAAAAGATCGACTGATCGAAGGGACCGAGGGCAAGCGGCTCGTCCATCGATTCATCGGAGAGAGCCAGCGCTCGAAGGGTGTGCAGTGGTGAGCACTCATCAGCTTAACGCAGAAGCGGCGCTCCTCGGCGGCGCCATGGTCGACATCAAAGGCTATCTTGAGGCGCGCGCGACTCTCTCCGCCGCTGACTTCACAGACCCGCTTCATCGTCGAATATGGGAAGCGCTCGGCGAGCTCATCGAGAAGGGTAAGCCGACTCTCGCGACAGATGTGCTCTCTCACCTGCAAAGCCAGGGCGAAGTCAGCGAGGAGCGCTTCTTTCAGATTGCGTCTCATATCCCGATCGGGACCAGTGGTCTCACTGACAAGCTCAAGACGAGCGGAACGCGGCGCCAGATCGAGAAGGCGATCCATGAGGTCGCGGGGTGGTTCACTGAAGGCGACGTCGAAAATGATGAGCTCATCGCAAAAGCTCAAGAGACCTTCCTCTCTCTTGGCGCCTCGACTCATCAAAATCGGAACGGTCTGGAGCTCATCAGCGGACCCGTCGAAGAGGCGATCGACGATATCGAGCGGATCCAGAAGAGCGGAGAGACGACCGGCCTCAAGAGCGGGATCTCCTCGCTCGACAAATCAATCGGAGGCTTCAAGGCTGGTGCGCTCTATATCCTCGCCGCGCGTCCCGCGATGGGGAAGACTGCGCTCGCGCTCAACATCGCCAGCGCGGTTTCCCTCCGCGACCATGTCGCCTTCTTCTCTCTGGAGATGCCAAAGAAGCAGATCGGGCAACGACTCCTCTCCAGCTATTCAGGCGTCTCCGTCCAGCGCATCGACGAAGCCACGGTAAAGACCGACGAGATTCCCCTCCTGATCAGCGCGGCGGAAGGGATTAAGGATAACCGACTATGGGTCGACGACAGCGCGGGCTCTTCGGTCAGCTACATCAAAGGACAGCTCCGACTCCTCCAGAGTAAACAGATCCAGATAGGGATGGTCGTCATCGACTATCTTCAGCTCATGGGCGGAAGCAAGAAAGGTGCTCGCCGATCCAGAGAGCAGGAGGTCTCCGAGATCTCGCGTTCGCTCAAGGAGCTCGCGAAGGATTTTGACTGTCCAGTGATCTGCCTAAGTCAGCTCAATCGCGGCGTCGAGAGCCGACCGAATAAGCGACCTCTCCTAAGCGATCTCCGTGAGAGCGGATCAATCGAGCAAGACGCCGACATGGTGCTCTTCGTCTATCGCGACGAATACTATCACCAGGAGAGCGAAGACAAAGGACTCGCCGAAGTGATCATCGCGAAGAACCGATCAGGGCGCACTGGGACGACGAAGCTAGCCTTCAGCGGTGAGACCGTCCGCTTCTATGCGGTCGACTATTATTCGAGTGACTACGAGAAGAACGGGTGGTAACCTAACCTCTCATCGAGTCGGCTTCCGCCGACAATTCAAAACCCAGAGGGACTTGATAAATCGGTGTATGTGATGACGGAGGCGCCGCGAGCTCTTTACAAGGGCAAGCGGCGTTTCTTATTATAAGGCGCTTCTCCGGTTCTTTAACCGACCCTGTGAGGGTCCTAGTTGTCCTTCAACTATTTTCACAGCGGGCGAGTAAAGGGTGTTCATGAGAGAGAATCTACTCCGGAGAAGTGTTTTATCAATCAACGCGCGCGCGCGGGGTAGCTATGCCGGCGAGCAAATTGACCGAAGAGGCGATCGATACGATCTGCCGAAGACTCGCTGAAGGCGTCTCCCTCGAAGCTGCTTCGGAAGCGGCGGGGATTCACCGAATGACTCTCCGAAACTGGCTCAAGCGATCCCAAGAGCCAGACGCTTCGGAGCTTCACCTTAAGCTCGCGGTCGAGGTTCGCGAGGCTCAAGCGCTGGCGGAAGTCTCGCTCGTCACCGTCATGAGGCGCGCGGCGCTCGAAGGCTCGTCGGGCGACTGGCGCGCGGCGGCGTGGCTACTCGCCAGGCGACACCCTGACCGGTGGTCGGAGAAGCGAGAGATCCAGATCTCTCAAGAGCAGAAGAGCGACGGGACCAAGGAGGTCTTGTCGATGCTCGCGCAGCTCCGCGAGACCGACGAAGAGGAGAGCGACGATGAGTGACGATCGGATTCTCGCCGCTCAAGCTCAAGGGATCTCGATCTACCTCCCTAGTCACTCCGCCAAGCTGCACAGAGCGCGCGCGGAGCTCCGCAAGATCCAAGAGCGACTCTCACTGGACGCGCCACCGAACTATCTAGACCGCGTGATTGAGCTCTGCGAAGCGCTTCACCCGATGGATCGACGAGACGCGGAGGCGATCACTTTAGCTCCGGCAGATATCCTTGCTCCCGAAGAGCGCTAGTCGTCATCGGAAAGAGTGACTCGACGATCTTAAAGGCTGCTTCTACCGCTTCGCGCGTCTCCGGTTGAACGTCGGGCGCGAGACGAAGGTGGAAGAAGTTACACCAGTTTTTCAGGTTTCCTGACATCCAAAAAACAGTATATGAGCTCACCGGCAAAACAGACCGCGCGAGCTCCCTCGCGACACCTTGCCCGATCAGATCATGATAGAGATATTGGCTCTCGCGGTTATGCCTGGCGAAGCTCTCCAAGATAGCGGGATCGTCGATCACCTCGTCTGACGAGCACTGAAGATTCTTCTTCGCTTGCGCGCGGAGCTCGCGAGGCGCCCAGAAGCGGAGCTCCGCTGAAGTGTAGCGGCGACTCAATTCGTTGAACGAGAAGGTCCGATGGCGGAAGATCTGGGCGCGGACGAAGAGCGGAACCGTCATCCGAATCGTGATCGACGAGTGCTCAAAAGGCGTCGTGTGACCATGACGCAAGAGGAAGAAGATCAGCTTCTGATCGTCCTCGACCGGTCGCTCCTCGATGTCCTTCGCGAATGATGCGCGCGCGGACGCGGCGGCTCTTCGGTCGTCTCCCATGTGATCGATGTACTGAACCAGGCCGATCCCGTCGCCGTAGATGTCGAGCTCCATTTTCGCCTTGCTTTCTTCGTCTTTATATAGTGTTAATTGATGCGCGGTTGAGATCATTCTTCGTTAGATCACTGTCGCGATCTCAACCGAGATTTTAGAAGCCGCTCCGGTATGCACTAAGACGGAGCGGCTCATTTAACATAGTCCAGCGCAAGGCTGGAGACGGGTAAAATCATGGTGAATGATGTCGTCCTTTTGGGACGCTTGGGACAAGATCCAGAGCTCAAGCGGACCGCAGCAGGAAAAGAGTTTTGCGTCCTCTCTGTCGCGACCTCGATCGGCAAGGGAGAGCAGAAGAAGACCGAGTGGCATCGCGTCGAGGTCTGGAGCGCAGCTGCACAGACTTGCGAGCGATATCTCAAGAAAGGGGCGCGCGTGTTTGTGCGCGGTCGCCTCAAGAGTAACGAGTGGGAAAAGGAGGGGATAAAGCGGAAGGACTGGCGCGTCGTCGCCTATGACGTCCGCTTCCTCGACCGAGAGGAGCGCTCTCATGGAAGATAGAGTCGACCCAAGAGAGACCGCTTACCACTCCCTTGAGCTGATCGTCCGCATCGCTGGTCAGCTGCTGAACCAGGGGACGCCAGTCGAGGAGATCGTCGTTGCACAGATCACCCAAGGGATGATCGAGGCGCGCGAACTCGTCGAAGGGGAGAGCCCACAGATCCTCAAGGCGAAGAAGACAGCGGCGGCGAAGCAGCGCGATGCCTGGGCGAAGCAAGTCGAATACCTCGATCGGCTGATCGTCGCGGAGCTCGTCGGAGAGGGATCATGAGTAACGGTCTCCTCCTAGCCTTCGCGCTCTGGATCGCCGCGCGGCCTCGTCGGAAAAGACGAAGAAGAGTAGAGTGAGCCTCCATAGATAGGGGGACTCATGTCAAAATCTGCGCGCTCTTGGTTAGCCTCACTGATCTTCTTGACGATGGTCGTCGGGCTGATTTTCTTTCTCACCTTCCTTGAGATACCGGACAAGAACAAAGACCTCATCACCTCGATCATAGGTATGCTCGTTGGCTCGATCTCCATGGCTATCTCGATCTTCGTCGGTCGAGATCCCGATGACGTCGCCGCGCTGAAGAGCCAGATTGAAGAGCTCTCCGACGATCGAAACACGCTCATCGCTCGGCTCCGCGATGCGCAGATCGACAAGGACATCCTTCGGAAGCAGCATGAAGGGCTTCAGGCGCTGGTTATCTCCAAGCTCTCGGTCTTCGCCGAGGACAAGCGACTCGGCGAGCTCGCGGCGCTGGCGGACGAGCGCTCGATCCCTGAAGAGGTCGCGCGATGGATACCAGGCGAACGAGCTCCGCAGATCCCAGCGACGATGACGCCGCTCCCTAAGAGATCGCCGCTCGACGATGTCTTCGGAGGAGAGGATAAGAGCTAGAAGCCTCCGGCGCCTTCCCAAGGCTTCCGCTTTTTCTTCGGTGGAGAGTAGGAGCGGCGCGACGGCTTCTCCTTCTTCTCAAGAGCCTCGTCGTCGTTCCACCTCCACATGATGCAGTCATAGCGGAGAGCGTCGAGCGGGTCCTCGCGTCCGTCCTTCACTGGCGACTCTTTGCGCTTGTCCCAACGGTAAGACTCAAGAGCCTTCCTTAAGCTATTGCCGGTCGCCTTGCGTCCAGCTTCCCAGACCTCGCGAGTGACTCGATAGTTCCGTCGCCAGATCGAGCGCTTGAGGCGCTGCACTCCGTTGATAATGTCGACGCGGACTGGCGAGGTCGTATGACGGAGGCGAAGACCGATCCCGCGCGGCGGAGCTCCGGAGAGGACGCGGAACGAGGAGAGGGCAGTCTGATCGTTTCGAGCTGCTCCAGCTTTGTCGCCGCATCCAGCGTCTAGCCAGATACGCGGACCAGGCGCGCTCGCCTTGTGCTTCCTTGGCCAAGCGATGTCGAGGATCAATCGCGCGAGCTCTTCGAGTGTCACCTCATGAGGGTTCAGCTCTCCGCAGATGATGTCCGCTCCGAGATCTGGATCATGAGCGATGATGAGGACCGACGGTTTCCTGAATCCCCAGTCGACCGCGATCCTCCCCTCCATCGTCGGCTTATACTTCCAACCGTCGACGATATTCTCCTCACTCCACTCTGGATAGACGGTTCCCGTCGGCGGGCGCGGTTCATTCATGATCATCGCGGCGCGCTCTTCAGGGGGGAGTGCTTCGGTCGCCTTAAACCAAGCGGCGGAGAGATTGCGCTTGTTCGCGTAGCTTGTGTGGTAGATCGGCTGGCAACCGTTATCCTCCGCGAGCCGGACCCACCAAGCATCGGCGACTGGTAGACCGACCATGACGAGAATTGGCGACGGTCCAGATCGAAGACGACCGAGAGCTTTCTGCGCGACCTCTTCGTTCATCGTCTGGGCCTCATCGATGAAGGCGGCGCCGCTGACGTTGATACCCTCAAGCGGGTTGTGACTGCTATCGCGCGTGCCTGGTCTGAAGTATGCGCGACACCAGACCGAAGAGCCCGTAGAGGGATCTGTCCACGTCCCCTTCAGCTGATTCCACTGCCAACCCAACGGACCAAGCCACTTCTCGATCTCCGGAGCTAACACCGTCCGATATCTCGGAGCCGTGTCAGTGATGAGCAGAGACGACGAGCCAGGGCGGAGCTTACTCATCATGAGTAGACCGAAGACGAGCGCGCTGGTCTTACCTGATCCCCATCCGGCGCGGACCGCGATGAAGGTCTCTTCATCGACGAGAGCGCGAACCAAATCCTTCTGTAATGGGTTGAGCTTCATAGGATCATTGTCTCTCATACTGAACGAAATTATGGTACTGAACACTTGGGAGGTTCTATGTCGTACAAGACAGGCTATCAAAGAAGGCGCGATCTGCCCTATCAGGGCGCTCCAGCGCTTCCCCCTCTCGGCGCGCGAGGGATCACCGGAACCTACCTCTCCGGCGGACAAATCACCGGCAAAGAGCAGAACCTTCGCCTCACTGGTCTTCAGTGGGTACGCGAAGCGGAGGAGATGCTCGCGACTGATCCAGTGATCCAGGCTTCTTGGCGAGTCTTGAAGCAGACCCTTCTTGAGGCGTCTTGGCGATGGATACCAGGCGACGACTCTGACGCGCAGTCGAAAGAGTTCGCTCGCTTCGCGAATGAGTGCTGGGGGCTCGACGGTTATCCAGGGATGATGAGCCTCTCTTGGGAAGAGCAGCTGCAATATCTCTGGGAGTTCGCGCCGATCGGCTACCGCTACGCGGAAGAGATCTACAAGATCGCCGACGATGAGAACGGGACGCCGCGCGTCTGGCTCGACCTCTACGCCGACCGCGAGCCTTCAGCGCATTTACGCTGGGAGTCGCTCGACGGTCAGACCCTTGAAGCGGTCTGTCAGCAGCTCCGCGGGAACACTCTCCCACCGGAG